TAATCTTGTCAAAATATCAACAATCAGACGCAGTCGTAGTGGATAAAGAAATCAACATTATGTCTATGTTTGTAGAATTAATAGGGACAATAAAATGAATCAACAACAAGAACAGCCAGGAGTTCAGATAGATATATCAAAAGCAGATACTATTCAATGTGAGGATTGTGGAAACGCATCATTCATACAAGCATTTTTCTTAAAGAAAATATCTGCATTGATGTCACCGACAGGTAAAGAAGCTATCGTTCCAATGCAGGTATTTAGTTGTGGTAATTGTGGAAAAATTCCACAAAATATGACTGAAGTGGGAGAGTAATAGTGAAAGTATTAGAGAAATTAGGTTGGAAACCACCTTCAAGTAAAGATAGTGGTATTACAGACGCTGATACATTGTTCAATGAAACTACAATAAAACACGTTAAGAAGTTTTATGATGAGGAAATTAGGTTCATCATAGCAAAATCAGATGGTTCTGACATACAAACGGCAGACCATCGAGTAGCAGTAATGGGACCTGGCAAAGTTTCTTTACCCACTAAATTAAAACACGCTATATATCATAGTGGTGTCCCAAGATTAGAAGACCCAAAGTATAATGACAAGGACGCACCATTACAAATACATTGTTTCGGAGATAGTTGGACTTATGGTTGGGATGTAAAACAAGAGGAATCCTTTCCACATTTATTAGGAGATGAAAATACATCAGTATGGAATTATGGCGCTGGTAAAACTGGTTTAGATTGGACAATGAAAAAAGTCTCAGAAGTGTATCGTGATTTCAATCATAAAGAAAATGAAAACTTTATTTATGTTATAACGATTCCACATAGTTTTAGAAGAATGTTCTTTGAGGAAAATGGAACAGCTCGTAGAACTTGGGATAAGCCAGTAGCCGCTGAAACAAATCACTATAATCATTTTCTATATTTATATCACCACTACGAGATTCTAAATCGTTTAATCGGTAGAGATAAAATCATATGGGGAACTTGGGATGATGAAATACCAAAAGATATGATTGATGTATTCTTTGATTTACACGACTATGCAGGTAGACATCCAGGTCCTGAATCACATAGATTGTACGCTGAAAAAATCAAAGATATAATGAGAAAAAGTGGTTGGTATGGACAAGAAAGTTAGAAACAATGTAGAAAAATTCTATTATGATAATCATCGAGTTTACACCAACGAGGATGGTGGACAATATGAAGAAGAGGTTCTAAATATATATCAAAACGATGAGAATAGATTTCACGACCCGATTTATAATAATCCAAATGCTAAAAGACAAATCTATACATTTGGTTGTAGTTGGACTTATGGTTGGGACTTAGAACAAGAAAAAACATTTACTCATTTGTTAGGTGATGAAGAAACTGCGGTTTATAATTGTGGAGCAGGTGGAACAGGATTTGATTTCGCTTGTAAAAGATTAGCAGAAGTTTATGTACCAACATCAAGACGACAAATATTCATCATTACAATTCCACACACTCTTAGAAGAATGTGGTTTGATAATGACGGAGTTGCATACAAATCTTGGGCGATACCTAAAAAAATGAGGTGGAACGAATATAATGACTATTTGTACTTTTTACATAATTATGAAATGTTAAATAGCTTTATAGGAAGAGAAAAAATAATTTGGAGTTGTTGGGGTGATAACACTTCAGGTGCCAGCACAAATATACCACTTGAATTAGTTGATATTAAGTTCGATTGTGTAGATTATACAAATACTAATCATCCAGGAGTCAAGTCCAATAAACAATATGCGGAAAAACTAAAAGATGTATTACAAGATAGATTTAAATAACTACGAACCACGAGAAGTTCCAGAGTATCAAGAGTTTACAAACTACAATGATATTAAATGGGAACAAATTGAAATGATAGATGAAGAGTTGGATAACTTTAAAGATTCATTTGGAAAATCTTGGAGCGAATGGACACTTAATAATTTAAGAAATAGATTAAAAGACGGGTGGACATTTTATTTAGTTGAGGGTGGTTGGTGTTTTATTGATTGGAATAGACGATATCCTTATTTGTGTAATCGTTATGTGTTTCCAGAGCATAGAAATAAAGGATTAGGTAGTGATTTAGTGTGGTTAAGATGTAATGAAATAAAAGAACAAGGATACAAAACTGCTATGATTAAGTTAGAGGATTGGAATACACCAGCATTATCAGTTATGAAAGAAAATATATTCACTAAAATGGACTAAGTAGATATTTATTCTTAGGAGAAAATTATGTCAATTCAAACAAAAGTACAAAATTATTTAAATTATGTTACAGGAAGTGTAGGTGGATGGCCAGCAAACACTAATGTAGCGATTATTGGAAACATTGATTTTATACCTGAAAGTGGTTCTAACGATGTTTATATAAATGAAATCAACACAAATGTCGGTCTTTATGGTACATATACTGAACAAGTTGACTCAGTTAATTTAGTTTCAGATTATGCAAATGAAAAAGGTTGTACAACAGCTTATGTATATGGACACACCACTGGCACAAAAACAAATCCATCAACATTACAACAACCAATAATTAGTGCGAGTTTTGCAAGACACGGAATATCAGTAAACTTTGAATATAATGACAATACATCACACACTTATTTTTTCCAACGAGGACAAAATCAATATACAGGAAGTTTTCATTTGTTTATGCAAACACCTTGGTATAGTGATGATAACTTATTAGAAATCGTAAGTGGTTCATTTAACAAAACAACATTTAGAAATATACTCGGTTCATCACCTGAGAGTTCAAGTTTGATTCCTTTATTTGATACAGGTTCTTTTAGTTCAAATAATTCATATCATCCAGATTTTGTTGTAAAGAATCCAACAGCTGATACATCACTACAAGACCGAGATGTAGAATTTTACAAATATGTGGGTGCAAATCCTTCTTATCAAAATGCAGTTAATAGTGGTTCACTATTGGTTGAAAAGTATATTGTTCCGAGTGGTAGTATCTTAAATAATGAAGGATATAATCTTGCTTCGAAACAATTTTTTTGGATGACACCTGATAAAAACATAATGTTTGATAGTGATTACGGAAATGTTTTTGGAATAGACGACGCGTACAAATTTGCTCTACCTTCAGGAAAAGATTTATGGAACTTTAAGTCAGTCATAGATTATACCACAGCTAGTGGTAGTTTAGTAAAAATGTTTGACGACTCAACAAAACAAATTCAAGATATTGAGGTTGGGGATGTCGTTAAATCTTACAAACCAGTTGGAATGCCAGATGAAATGTTTGCAGATGATTGGTTAAATTACTCTACGACAGACTTAACAGGTTCAACACCTTCAGGTTCAGTAGTGATGAGAAAGTTAAGTAAAGAAAACTTTGGATACTATTTGGTTAATGGTAGTATTAAATTACCAATCAACGAACAAAGTAAATCTAAGATAAAACAATATTTTGTTAAACAAGGTGATACTTGGAGTTGGCAATCACCAAAAAATATTGAAACAGGTGATTACTTTTTAGATACGGATGGAAATGAATTAGAAATCACATCTATATCTGAGGTCGGACAAGATGAAACATTTTACTCATTAGATGTTGAGGAAATAGACACTTACTTTACAAGTGATATATTAGTTCATAATATTCCACCTTGTTTTGTAGAGGGAACTGCTATTGAATTAGTTGATGGTTGGAAACCAATTGAAGATATTGAGGTTGGTGATATTGTTTTATCCTATAACACGGAGACAACATCTTTCGAGCAAAAGAAAGTAACTGAACTTTTTGTACACGACGAAGATAAAACACTTATTATTGATGACACTTTGGAATGTACACCAAATCATCCATTTTTTAGAGATGATGAGTGGATACACGCGAAAGAATTAAAAGTTGGTGATGAGATTCTAAAACTTGATGGAAAGTATCATAAGGTAAACAAAATAGAAACAAGTGAAGAAACAAAAACCGTATATAATTTTGAGGTAGAAGACACACATTGTTATTTTGCAGAGGGTTATTTAGCACATAACAAGTGTTTTACAGGTGATACGATGATTACATTAGCAGATGGGACTTACACAAGAATAGATGAAATAATGTTAGGGACAGAAATCAAAACTTTAGATGAATCTGGTAAACCACAAAATTCAGGTGTATTAGAGGTAGTAAAAGTATTACACGATAATGTGGTGAAATATAAATTTGATGATAATACAGAAATTAAGGCGACTGATGACCACCCGTTTTATGTTAATGGTAAATTAAAAGCTCCATTAGAGGTTGGTGATATTGTTGAGAATGAAGATTCAAAAGTCATTCAGGTGGCTAGTGTCAATAAAATAGAGGGTGTGGTGGAGACATACAATATTAACAAAACACATAACGGCAAGAATTACTTTGCGAATAGGGTTTTAGTATCAGATGAGTCAGAAACAGAATAACGATTTTTTATATTCAGTTCAGATTCCAAACTTTTTATCAACAGAAAAATGTGATGAACTAATAAAAGACATTGTAGAATCAGAACAAAATGTGGTTGGGTGTGTTGGAGATGAAAAAGGTGAAAACGCAATCATACCAGAAATCAGAAAAACAGAAGAGTGGTATTTGTGTAACCAACCCGATAATGAGTTTAGACCAGATGAAACAAATAAAGATTGGAAATGGTTACAAGATAAAATGTTTCAAATGGCTAATCTCGTAAATGATAAAGTATTTCATTTCGATATCAATGGGTGTGACAATGAATTAAAACTAATCAAGTATCATCACGGAGGTTTTTATGGTTGGCATACAGACTTCAATGCAGGAACTTGTTCAATAAGAAAATTAGTCGGAATTATTCAATTAACAGACCCGAGTGAATATGTTGGTGGAGATGTTCAATTCGGTATCCAAGACAAAGATACAAAAGAGTGGTATACGATGAACAAACTAAAAGGTTCTCTAACTCTTTTTCCAGCATTTTTATCTCACAATGTAACACCCGTTACTGATGGAACTCGATATGTAATTCAAGAATTATTTGTCGGAGACCACTTCAAATAGGAGCAAAATGTATAAACCAGTAGATATGGAAAGTTTAAAGTTGAATAAAAACTTTAAATGGGCGATAGAAAGAAAAAACTTTTTTACACAAGAAGATTGTGATTTTTTTATCAAGTTCATAGATGAACAATCTGAAAGAAAACAAGGGCACTACACGGGCGGTGTAAATCCCACTTGGAAAGATGACGAAATTATGGACGACAATGTTTGTATGTTAAATATAGGTAAAAATGAAGAGCAAAAATATCTTGATAAGTTTTGGAGTGCAATCAAGATAGCAGATGCCACCACATACAAATATAACATCAAAGGAATATACAAAAATAGACTACAAGCACATAGATATGATGTAGGTGATTGGTATAATCCACATTCAGATTTTCATTCAACAGCAGATTTCAGTTCAGTTAAATTAACTTGTATTGTCTTTTTAAATGACCATACAGAGTATGAGGGTGGGGTCTTTAGTTTATTTGACGGAACAATTATTGAACCTGAAGTGGGTAAACTGATTATACATCCATCATTTGCAGGACACGGAGTCACACCAATCACAAAAGGTAATAGATATAGTTGTGTAGCTTGGGGAGTTGGAGATACTTTTGTATGATACAAAACGACACATTTAAATTTGTAGTTCATAGGGAGAACTTTCTATCGTTGAGTCAATGTCAGAAGTTGATGAGATACTTAGAAACAGGTGAACCAACTGAATCGGAACTCGCTGGTAATTACGATGAGAATATCTTGAACAAGGAAGTTCGTGATAATAAAGAAGTTACGATTAATAATGAACAACTAAACAACAAATTAAAAATGGTATTTGAATTATCTAACCAATCTATTTGGAAATTCAATACACAAGAATTAGAAAAAGTAAAAATACTCAGATATGAAAATGGTGGTAAATACAAATGGCATACGGATTGTGGTTCACGAGAAACTTCTTTAAGAAAACTAACTGCCATTGTTCAATTGTCAGACGAAACAAAATATGAGGGTGGAAACTTAGAGTTTGGTATCACGGATAAATCAGGTAAAAATAATTACACCGCACCAAGAACACGAGGAAGTATTACGATTTTTCCAGCGTTCTTATCACATAGAGTTACACCAGTAACTAAAGGTAGAAGATATTCATTGATAACTTGGATGTTAGGAGATTGTTTTGTATGAAGACGAAGATAGCTCTCGTAATATGTCCACAATGGTCAGTTGAAACACCATCATTTGCAATCGGTAGTTTAAAATCACACATCAAAAATAAAGATGTCGTTGTAGAGCAAATAGATTTGAATATCTTATCGTCAATCTATACGAAAGAAAAGAACATAGAAAAGTTTTGGGATTGGGGTAATGATAAACCTTGGAATTCAGAAACAAACTTTCAAACAGAAATACTACCTTATTTTAAAGATTTGTGGCACGAGTATATTGAAATACTTTCAACATATGATATCGTGGCTTTCACTACTTACACATCAAACATCACCACAACAGACTATATTGCCAGATATGTGAAACAAATAAATCCAAAGATACAGATTTGGTATGGTGGCCCTTACTCTTGGTATTCGGAGTGTGGTGGATTAGTTGAGAAAGATAATTATAGAGAGTTTGTTGATATCGCTTGTGGTTCTAATGATGGAGAACGAGTGATATCGGATTTAGTAAATAAATACTTAGAAGACGGACACTATGAAAACATTAGAGGTATTTATCGTTGGGATAAGATATCACCAAGTTTTCCTACGGTATTGAAAAAAGGTCGTAGTGGTAGAACACCAGTATTCAATGGTGGATTATTACCACAAAATCTAAATGAATTAAATACACCGAGTTGGGACGAAAGTGTAATTGATGATTACAAAAAATTAGCAGAACTATTTGATTTAGAAGTTACATTACCAATGCAAACTTCAAGGGGTTGTACTTTCAAATGTACATTTTGTAGTGAAACAAGATTGTATCGTTACAAAAACAATGAAAAAATTGTAGATGAAATGAAAGGATTGGAAAAAGATACAGGTATAAATAATTTTTGGTTTACTGATTCATTGATAAATGGTTCAATGCCATTGTTTAAAAAACTAATAGATAAATTAGAAATAGAAATGGAGAATGGAAACATACCAAAAATGTATTGGGGTGGACATTTCAGAACACATAAAAAACTTGACGGAGAATTATTAACCAGAGCAGTAAATGTTGGACTAAACTATATGAATGTTGGGTGTGAAAACGGAGTGAATAAAATACTTGCACTTATGGAAAAAAATCAAACTTCTGATGATGTAAGTCATTTTCTAAAATCAGCATATGAAAGTAATGTATTTTATAATGCAAATTGGATACCAGGTTATCCAAAAGAAAACCATATGGACTTTATGTTACAATTAAAATTCTTGTATGACAATCACAAATACTTTAC